AGCAATACCAGAATGAGTAACATCTGGTTCAGCTTTCATGTCTGTACCTGACTGAGTATCATATTTTGCTCTCATTGCAAAAATGAGTCCAGTTGGGCCCGTCATTGGTTGAACGCCACAAATATCATAAGCCATAAGATTAGGCATTGCATATCGAATCATGGAAATCATGACAGGATCTGCATACGCAATATTTGCGGAAGCACTTGAGCCAGTACTTGTTACGTTAGCTGGAGCCTCGGACAATAACCCTTGTCCTTGTTGACCAGCTTCCTGCATTGCAATTTCTTGATTTTCCAGAAGAACGGCGGTAACCGCTTTTCTGTAGGGGTCTTTAATCTTAGGCATATCTTCATGCTCTAAGACAGGGCCCCACTTCTTTTGAAGTCCTTCAGCTAAATACATTTTTTAATCTCCTAATGTAATTATTGTTAAAAATTAATAAATCAACTATTATGTCGTTTCATGTGTTTAGTATAAAAATCCATAGATGGATCAACTTTTTCAACCTCGTTATCAGTTTCAGTATTTTCAACATCTTCTGTTAGAGATTGAGCGGTTTCAGTGGTTTTCGGAAAATAATTTTCCTTGATGACTTCAAGCTTTTCTTTGTATTGCTTGGAATCTTCATAGTCTACGCCTTCTGATAATTTTTCAAGCTTTTCTTTCTCTGTATCAGCTAAGTCCTCAGAAACCTCTCGCAAAGTTTCTTCTTTCTGGAACTGAGAAAGCACTTTTTTAATTTCTACATTATGATTTACTGTCTCGTCCAATTGTTTTTCAAGCTCTTCGACTTTCTCAAACAGATCGTCAACTAGGTCAACTTTCTCTTCTGGGATGTCGATGTAATGCTCTTGGAAGAGGTTTTTGAGTCCAGTCATGAAGTCTTCAACTAGCTCGGAACGAATTCCTTTTTCTACTGCCAGTTCATTTTCCTTGACCCACTCTTCAACAACATAATTCAAATAGCTATCAACTTTTTCAGTCACGGCTACTTTATGTTCCTCTTTAGCTTCATTGAGTGATTTATGGTAATCATCCTCAAAAGTTTCGATTCTTTCATTTACTGCCGAAATGACTTTAGCAGAAACTGCGGCTTCAAAAATAGTTGAAGCTTTGGATTTGAACTCTTCAGAAAGGTCTTCACCACTTAAAATGGCATCAATGTCTTCTTTGACATCTATTGTTAGGTCTTCCTTTTTGAGTTTCTTGGATTCAAAGGGTGCAGCTTTTTCTTCATCATCATCAGACTCTTCCTCTTCGTCTTCTTCGACAAGAGTAGAACCTAAGATTTTCGCAAAAGAATCAGAAAGTTCAGCTTTCTTCATGGAATTGAGAGAATCATAGATAGCCTTTACCATTCCAGCTTTAGTTTTGGGAACCGTATAAGCTTCTTCTACTTCTTCTTCATCCTCTTCGTCATCTCCGCTTTCTTCTTTCACTTCTTCTTCATCTTCCACTTCTTCTTCATCGTCTTCTTCTTTAATTTTTCTGCCCGAAGACTTCACAGCAGCTAGCTTCGCTTCTTCCAGTGCTTCTTCAGACTGTTGTTCCAATATTTCTTCAGACATTTAAAATCTCCTGTTTGGTTAAGTAAATCATACTAGTATTATTTATAAAAATATAAACTTTACAATTTGATAATAAAATCTTCAAATGCATTGACGAGCGTCTGTTCTCTGTCTTTTCTTGAAGATTTCTCTATTTTAGTCTTAATTTCTTGGATTTCTTGTTCTCTAAGAAGTCCATTATCCCAAATCCACTCTTTACCTTCCATGATTCCATGAACAAATGCATCGGGAGCCGAAGGATCAGCAACTATATCAGCAGCAGTAGCGAGATAAAAATCGTCCTGTACCTCTTGAATACCGTCCTTTGCGGGTTTCAACGAACCCATTCCTCTTGACGAGACACCCAACCGGGCACCTTCATCAATTAAATTCTTTACTATTTTACCGTATGGAGTGTCCAGAATCTTGGCTCTCCCCATAAAATTACTATCAACCTCTTGTAGTTCTTCAATCATGTGCGAAACTCGCTCAAGGTTGACCGTTGGGCCGTCCGGATGTCCCAGTTCTCCAAAAGCTCTCTTGGTATTGATGAAATTTTCAGTATACCGTTTTGCTTCTTTTTGAAGAATAGCTTTAGGATAAATTCTGCCATTCCGATTTTTAGTATCTGACTGCAGAAATACACCTTCAATAAAATAGTTCTTACTCCCATCCTTTTTAGCTTCAGTAAGAAACTCTACGTTGCTAGCCTCTTCACTAATTAATCTCATTGCTTTCTCCTAGTCTTCATCGTGGATTACACTGGTTGAACCTTTGCCCATTCGGGTTTTATAGGCATCTTTCATTTTTGCTCTAACTTGTGGCCTAAGTCTTTTGTACCACTTTGCTCCTGACGTTTTTATTTTTTTATCTGCCTTTTTCTCAATACTCTGTTTCATCCCAGCTGATGCACCTTTATAGATACCCTGTTTATCAACTATTGCTATCGCTTTTTGTCTCACAGCTCTCTTTATAGCATTATTTATTTTTTCTGGATTAGGCGGTTTCTTCATTGCAAGAGCTCTTTTTCTGGCAATAAGTTTACCCTTAACTTTCATTGTTCGGCCCCGCTTGAGTCTTTGACTCATTGTCAGAGCCTCAACGAGCTCTTTAAATGTTTTCATTTTATTTAATTCGTTTAGTTTGTCTATCACCAGAAAGAGTTTTGCCTTGAGCTGCCATACGATCTCTCTTCTTTGTTACACCAGAAGAGTCGTCCTTCTTCTTTCTTTTCTTACGTGCCATTTTTATTTTTATTTTATTCTTTTTATAATCTTTTTTGTCTTCTCTTCGCCTCTTCTTAGCATCAGCACCTTTATCCATCCTTTTTTTCACTGCTGTAAATTCCATAATTTCTTCCATAAATTCGCTAAATGTTTTCATCTTAGCCCCTGTAGTTAAACTTTAATGTTGAATTACCTTCATAGTTAGGAGTATTATAACCTGATAATTTTTTGATGGTTGCTTGTACAGAAAGACTGTCATCACCAGCAGCTCCATGAGTTGCAATCTGAATATCTCCAAATGTAACAGCTGCTCCAGCGGCCGTACCTTTAGTTACAGGAATAAAATGATTAGTTTCATCCCAAACTCCACCACCAGTTAAATATGCAAGTTGTGATGTTGCTGTTCCTCCAACATAAGTCAATACAGCAGAATGACCAGAACTTACAGACCATTTAACTCCAGTAAGAGCTACATCTTTTGCAGTCATGGCCGATGCAGTAGAACCATGAGTTGTTATTGTATGAGTTGAAGAGACAGAGCCAGTCAATGTTTTTGTTGTTCCTGGCATTGTAGTTCCAGACCAACCTAAAGGGGTTGAGTCTGTACCACTTGCACATCGGTAAACTTGCATTGTATCCGCACCAAGAACTTGATCTTGAACTATCATGTGAATTGGTGTACCATCATTTGATGAAATAATTTCTCCGATACACCACCTATCTGATGCTGTGGTTACTGCTGATAGTGTTAGTGTACATAAACCATAAAATGCGGCACTACAATCGAATATGTTAGCAGCACTTACTTCTCCTGACCCACAAAGACCAGTAGTATGTACTACTGTCTCAGCGACAGTATCTCTTAGGGTTTTAGTTGCAATTGGATACGCCATTTATTATTCTCCGTGTGCTTTCCCAAGAACTTTCATGAATGCACGTTCAGTCCGTTGGATTTGTTTAATAGTTTTATTTTTCTCTGAAGAACCTAATCCTTCTATATATTTAACCAAAATCTCCGCTGTAAGTGGATCTATAGGGATATCGTTCCCGTCATCCAGCGAGATTTCACTATCATTCTTTGACTTGGTTACCTTTTTCAAGTCACTCATTATATCTTCTGTGATAAACTCTCCAAATGAAATAACCCTTGAATTTTTAATATATTCGTAATCACCAGACTGTCCGCTTGAACCTGCCTTTTTTGTCCATCCTACAACTCTTTTCAAACCCCATCTTTCCATGTGTGCTTCCACATCTTTTGTATTACTTAATTTCGCTCTTTCTAAATTTTGTACTGCATCTTTCATATCAGCTGGAATTTTGTCTAATTCTTTATCTACAAAGTCTCTAGGAATATTCCCTTCTGGTTCATCTTCTGGTGTATCATCTACTGGTGTATCAGTTGGTGTATCAGTTGGTGTATCATCT